CTCTCGCTTCGAAATAGCACTTACCAACGATGGCTACCATCACTCATGATAAGAGACTATGACTAAGTCCGATAATACATTTATAAAACGACAATAAATAAACACAGTGCTAACAAGGGCTACCCTTACTAATAGCACAAATGATTACATATTAGTACTTGATTTTATAAATATAAAACGTAGGAGATGATACTAACGGGTAATGAAAAGAAAAATACATTTGGCTTCATCAGCTTTTAAAGGTATTGAGATACTCGGTTAACCAGGGAGTGGACGGATCTTCACCTGCTCACTTTTCACTCAAATCTCTACTAAGACTGCTTAGACAAATGTATATCCTAATATGATTACCGAGACAACCTTACATTCCCTGCATGCCAAGCAGGGAGTGCATGTTTCGATTAACATCTTCAACAGTGTGCCTCTCCGTGTCCTCTTCCTTGCTACTAACACTGCCATCAAGGCCAAATAACCTGGTCCTTGAATTCTTAAGAGCCGCTGCTTTCATTTGCAGGTGTGCCTCTCTAGCCCTTTCAGGTGAGCTTGAGGTCATTTCGTAGAAGTCAAAAGCGTAGCAAGCTAAGCTTCTATCTCTTAAGTTACGTTTTAAACCATATCCGGGCATATATGGTTTCTTTGTATTACGCATTTCAATGTACGCGACAGCTACGTCACTGAAATGGTGCATTATCTGCCTGAATGTAGGTTTGGCGTGATCAATTAATGGTTTTATCGGGTATTCCCGTTGCTCCTCACCATCCATCATCGTCCACATTCCATTTAGGTTTGGTGATGTCCCGTTTTCAAGACACCAAACCATTAAACCACTCAATAGAACTTCCATGTCCTGATCGCTCACATCGTAATCATTCTTAACACCTTCATACCATGCTTGATATTGTGCTTGTGTTGATCTGGTGTTGGTTATGTCAATCTGGTCTGGAGAGTAATTGAGTAAGAATTCCAAATTCATCGAGTTTTTGTTATTATATTTGGGTACCCGCATTTTCGCCGTTATTGCTTTCAGTTTCGGTACACGGTATGTCCCTGATGAACCTGCATCCACGTCTTTATCCTTGTTCGGATTTGATATCGACTTGTTTTGGTCACTTGTTGGGGTCAACTGTTGTTGTTTATCTTTATTTTTATCATTTTTCTTTGAACTATCACCACTGGAATCCCCCGCATCCATTGTTGTTGTCTTGTCTCCTTGATGGATTACGCGCAAATCATCCTCATCGTCCAACTCTAAGTCTAGAAAGCGATTGAAGTATTCCAAAATCTCTCTCTCATCTACTTGCTCTGAGGTGTACAATCTGCGCAGTGCCATTTCTGAAATATAGGGGGCTTTTCCTATCTTTGCTATTTCATTATATGGTGCTTGTTCTAACACCCAGCTATAGAAATGGCGTATCTCATTCGTAAGCCACTCATAACCCCACGACTCTATCATAGCTGCGCATATAGCTTCCAATCTGTGTTCTGGCACTATGCTTCTATCCCATTCCAATATAGAAACGATTCTCTCCTCTTCCAGTTTTGGAATGTACAAATCACCCTTTAAGACTCCTCTGTGAGACGTGAACCATAATTCTTCCTTGTTACGAGTCCTGCTTTCAAACGTATATTTCAATCCCAATTGTTGAAAGATGTCTGACAAGCTATCAAGTAATGACTCATGTTCAGGGTGTACAGCTAGTAATAAATCATCACCATTGACGAAGTATTGACAAACTTCATCATGTAGCTCTGCTGCAAAACCCATCTTGAGAAGTGCGTATGTCATAGCGATGACAACCATCAGTGTGTTATCGACGACTGTTGAGGGTTGCCCGCTGTTATTGCCTTTAAACTTCTTGACTATTGTTCCATCGGGTGTGAGTATGGGTGTATATATAATCTCAGTGTACAAATTCGACAACATCACTTCACCAATATCAAATGGTTCCATAAAATGCAAGCGTAATTGTAAAATTGCATTTATCAAATAAGGTGATAATGAACTGTCGAATTGACTACCATCTGCATCACAATATACCCAATCATTTGGAAGCTTCCTAAGGAGTGTGTTCCATCCAGTGTAGAATTTTGTCATTCCAACACTCCATGGGCACTTGAAATGCATTGAGTAAAATTGATTATTGAAATCGTCTACACACACCTTTCCAGCCAACAATGTATCAAGAGGGGCTGCTGTGAACGATCGTGTCTTATTCTCTTGCACTTTTTCAATTGGCCTTAACTCAGCTTTTAGTGAGCCATTCCAAATACCAAGCTTACCTTCGTACAAGCGACGACAGCTCTGCTCTAGTATGGTGTCCTTATCCTCACTTGTGTAGTTGCTGAAGTAATCTTGTTTCTTTCCTTGGTAGAGAGCTCCAACTGCTGCTTTCATGTTCAAAGAACTGAAAATTGCTGCTGAGTCTGTGACGTAATCACACTCCTCGAAGCCAGCTTGTTCCATCCTCGAAATAACACAGTCAAGAGCTTTTTCGAATAAGTTCGTATCCAGAATACCTACTACGATTGGGCTAGTGTATTTGAACAAATCTTTTATGTACGCTTCTTTGTTCAAATTGCTCTTTTGATAATAACCCATGAGTGGTTTGAATTTATTGGCTGCCTCTGGATGTGTTTGCAAATACGTTTCAAACAAGACGCACTTCCCATTGACTACGTGCTTTGTTACCAATTGACTATCACTCCTCCCGATGGCTTTTAAATTTCCGTGCAATTTATCATACAACCAGCCACCTTTAATACTTTGGTTGAAGACCGCCTCATCACCTAACTCTCTGACCATCTTGACTGGTCTGAATAAACCATCCGGAGTACTTTCATGCAGTTTCAAGCTACCATATCCAACATTGTCTGCATTATACTTCCAATGTCTCACCCAATTGTGATTTTCAGAAGTTTTAAGATATGTGTTTTCAAAGTTCTCTGGAAAGTCAGTGAAGTAGTTTTGAGTTCGCGACATGTTTGACAGGCTGTGCAAACCAACAATAAAACCATCCGAGGTCGAAACTAAAGGTAGCCCGCAATAACCATCCTTGGTACTTATCCAGTGCTTCCAAAAATGACTACCCTCTTGTGGGTGTATTGTACTTGTTTCTGACACAGTACTACTTGTACTCTTATTCTGGAAATTGGAACTTACCATGCAAACCCTTTCATTGTTGCGTGGTTCACGAAACTTGAGCCTTTGAGGGAAGGTTGGAAAGTCCTTTGGCAATCTAATGAGTACGACGTCTCTACCACTGCATGGGTACATTTGTAAAGCTGTTGTGTTTGGGACAATGTACTCACCATGATGCGATTGTATACGCAGTGTACCATTGTTGCGCTCAAATAGGTGCTGATTAGTAATAATCATACACCCATATCCTATTCCAAAGAGCCTTTCAGAGTGTCCGTCTGATTCATTGGTTAACAGACAAATAGTTGAGGCTATTGGATTATAGTCACGCACTCCTTTAAATAGACTCTCACCTTCATGAACCGTGTCTTCTTCAAATGGTTTCGCTTTTGGTATGGCACTTGCAGGTAGTATTATGGGCTTTCCCGTTTGCCTCAGTTCGAATTCCCTCTCAGGAAATCCAGCTATTGTTCCTTTATTACATACTTGCAACGGGTTATGTGGCATGAGGTCAATTTTAATTGCCTCCTTTGTCGCCCCTTTCTGGAAGTACGCCTCAATCCCTGGTTTCAATCGAATCGTTTGGGTGTCAAGTTCATCATCATTGATAGCTTGTGCGCGAGCTTTGAATAACTGTTCCATCACTAGTCGCATGTCTGTGAGAGGATGTTCATCCAATGTATAGCCAGTTAACGGATCCACGTATCGCACGAATGAGAAGTCATCAGCGTCATATGAATACATATTCACAAATCTGTGATTTTTCTTCCCCATACCATGAGTCTTCCCTGACTTCTTACCTTTCTTTGTGTATGCTTCACCAAAGTAATCTCCGATGACATTATCGTCACCGAAAACTTCACGCGTCATTCGGGCGTCTCTTGTGTTTCGGAACTGCAGCTTTTGTCGCTGGCGTTTATTGTAACCCTGATGAAACACTGGTTGATAGTAGCTTTCTTTGAACCATGTGTACGTCATCCAGGCGCCTCCAACAAGCAACCCACCTATAACGACTACATCCTTTGTGATTGCTGACTTATTCCATAACCCTTTTAGACCTAGGCTATTACTGATACCTCCACTACTTTGATGAGTGACACAGTCCAAAGCACTAAAATTTCTAATCAGATCCGGGAAATTTGTCTCACTTCCCAAGTTCGCGAACTCTAACAATTGGCACTTCGCTCGCTGTAATTTCTCCAAGTTTTCTTGAGTGTAGTCTTGGGCGTACTTGGATCGCACTGCATTGAATAAGCTCATGAAAGTTGCATTTCCAATCGAGCAATTATTAGCCATCAGAGATTTGAAGTGCGCACGCTTCATATGTTCCCCTTCGATTAATTTATCAATAATGCTAAGGGTTCTAGGGATGGCGAAAATATCTGTCTGCAATGTGTATCCAATCTTACATGCACTTGCACTTGTTATTTTATTGAACGCATTATCCTTCTTGTATGTGCACAAAGCATTCCATATCTCCTCATGCGTCTTTTCAGGGATATCATTCATGAGGAACGGTATTCGCACCGCGTCTTCAATGTTTAATCTTGCCCCCATCTTGTTGTACTCACGCACAGTCGTCCACGTTTCATGGCTCCTTGTTGGAATTGCCATTGTATTAAGAATGACCTCCGAGTCACGTAGTTTGAACTTCTTTAAAGTTTCATGGATTTTCGGGTGCATGCAGCCATCATACCTCACTAGATTGATGGTATAGAAGATTGACATCTCAAAGTTCATCATCACTCTAGCCTGTCGCACTGTACATGATTTGAGCAAACTTGTTGTTACGTTATGAGTCATAACTGGAAGTCCGTATGCAAAGCAGAAGAAAGCGGCTTCAGTTGCTATTAGTGGAGGTATATCCATCAAGCCCTTTTCTGTATGTCCTATCCTTAAAGCTGTTCCTCTCTTTGTTCTACCAACTCTCCCAAGCCTTTGAATTCGCTCACCCAAGCTGATGCTAACTTTATTGTAATTAACCATTCTATTATCAACATCAAGAGTTGGCATCACCTTCGTTCCAAAATCAACAACAACGTCAATGTCAATTGTGACTCCGTTTTCTATGATATTTGTCGCAACTATGAAGTGCTTCTGTTTCTCAGTTCCTGATGTCACTATCTCAACATTACCTAGCTTCATGGTTCTACCATCAACTTTAGTGACTTTAAACTTCCTCTCTAGCAACAATTTGCTTAAGGTGTCAACCTCGTTGTAACTCGCAACATAAACCAGTATGTTGTTACCGTCTTTGATTACATCATAGTTACAACCAGTTCCTTGTCCTTGTACAAAAGACTGGAATGACAATGATTCCTCAATACGCAAGTCAACAGGGTGCTGCGTTGAGAATTCACATTCTCGGCCAGGGGGTGTTGCAGACACTTTTATTACCATCCCACCATACTTTGTGTCGTGAAGTAAACACCTGAATGCCATAGCAGCACTGTCAAGAACATGGCATTCATCAAATATGATGTAGTTGTAGTCTCGTAGTTGCTCCATATTATTCGCGAAGAAATGAAGCGCAAACCCACTTGTCATTATTGTGACACGCGATGAGCCAAAAACTGACATGCCTCGCATTCTCAATGTCGGATTCAAGTAGAATGGGTCTTTTTGAAGTTGTTTGAGAACGTTTTCAGCTAGAGGTCGTGTTGGTTCTAACAGCAACACACTACCCCTTTGACTCAATTCGTATGGCAAACCAGTTGATTTACCGGATCCCACAGCACCTCTAAGAAGAATATCCTTTTCACTTCCTTTGGATATTTTTGATGCCACGTCAGCTGCATTCTGACGTGTGAACTCATAGAAATGTCCTTCTGTTCTGTAGTGTGAAACTACGTTAGTACTTTCAATTTGATTATGCCACCAATCCTCGAATGTTGGTTCACTGTTTCTAATGCTGGGTGTGAATGTGTCGTCCAAAGTGAAATCTATAGTGAATTTCTTCTCATCTATCTCACTTTTGATTTCATCCACTGACTGATGAAATACACTCGTGTCGGCTATGGACATCAAATTTTTAAGTTTACTTAGCACTTTATATACACAATCACTCTTTTCGCTATCGAAAATCATAAGAATAAGAGCTACGAATGCCATAGCTTGCTCCAATCTCACTTCGCTATTTCTTTTAGCTTGATGGCATACGGGTTCCTCCAATTCTCCTTGATATTCCTTAGCAAAATCGTGCAGCTCCTTACTGTAAAATCTAAGATGTTCTAAAAACTCCTCCCAAGTAGGTATTTCGTCATATTTAGAAACTAACTTGTTGTACTCTACTTCTAACAAATCACACTTTCTATTAAATTCATTATCTAATATCTGTAATTTATTACTACGATGCTCTTTAATCATATGTTGACATGTAGATATCATCTGCACTAAAGCATTGAGAATCAATAATGAATTAATCAGGTAAAGGACGCTAGGTATCATGTTTAGCAACAAGTCTAGGGATTTTGAATATACTCTGCGAGTGATAGTGATCGCATGAGATTTTAATCTTTCTGTACTTCTCTTCATCCCTGAACTCACAAAATTTCTCGACCTTCCCAGTAAAGACGTAAGTGAGATATCGTATCTGCCTCCTAAATCTGCGCTCTTTGATGGGGTTAATGGTCTTGAAATAAATTTGCGCCATCGATACGCCTCCCGCATTGCAGACAATTTTCCACACAAGCTTAGTCCTGCCCATGATGCCTCCAATTCGCTTATGTAGATTTTTTCAGTGGTTTCAGCTAATTTCGATGGAAGGACTTGGAAACCATAAGCATCCAACTGAGCATCAGTACAATTGCGTGCTTCAATTCGTGTTAAGACATTGATTGCTTGCATGTACGACGCGTTTGGTCTAGTGCCTCTGAACACACCATCCATCAACGCCGGCGCGTGTTTATTAATAGTCACCAACTGTTCATTTATAGTACGCGCTAGTGTAACTTTACCAGCCAAGGACGACAACATTGTGATAATGTGTGCTATATTCTGATCCCTCTTTAACCACATATGGGTCGCCTTTTCTAAACTACCACTATTAAAGAGCGCCAACAAAACACTAGGGGACAACACACTCAAAATAAGCAGATATGGCTCTTCTGTTAAGATTTCTTTCATTAATTTCGGCCTGTATATGGATTTAATTAGGAGAGTCAAAGAAAGGTCATCCCTAGTTGTCTCAAAATCTTTCAATCCACCAACTTTGTAGAACTTCATCTCTGAATTCAACGATAGATCTGCAAACCGAATCAGTTGAGATACTGTGTTTGCTTTCAGAATATGATACCCTGTTGTTTTAGAGCCATACGAGTCTATGACGTGCATCGTCTTTAAATTATGATCGACCAAAATGCGTGGCAACTCAGCATTGCTTGTCTCAGGATGGAATACTGTTAATAAATGACAAGCTGTTGCTACGTCCATCAGGGTTGGCCACTTTCCAAGCTCATTTTCAATTACCAAATCCCTGACCATCTTTGTGAAGTCTTTGGCTCCGACTTCATTCACGTTCACAAGCATAGCTAAGAAAATGTTAACATAGCAATATCCATCTTTCGCTATGTACAAACCCTCTTGCTCTTCCGCTGGTAAATCAACAAACTTGGAATCACCTGTGTTACCAATTACTAAATGATTCTTTGTTGGTTTCAAGGTATGCGACTCCAATGGTTTACCAGCATCTGTCGTAACACAACAGCATGGATAGATGAAGTCACCACTCGCGCGTGAAACACATTGATCACTAAGATCAGGTTGTTTGACATACTCCCCTTTCATTTGATTTCTAAGAACTTCCAAATTTGTGCTAACGATTAAATTTTTAATCGCTAGTGTCCGCGTTCCATTTGGACCGTTCCTAATTTGGTATTTGTCATAACCCTGCTTAGGTTCTATAGTTTCGAAATAATTCGAAAAGAACCGCTTAGCATGATATCCGCGCTGACCCCAAATAAAGTTGCCATTCTTGTCAAGCTGATTGTCACACATGAGTGAGAAATTCATAGTAGTTTTTCCAGAAACTTTATTTCTAAAGTGTAACAAGCTTCCGCTTTGAATGTTATCAGTTCGGTTCTTTTGGAATCTTGCTAAACTAAGAATGCAATCAGATGCTTCCCCAAGCTCTTCGGCCGTCATCCTATTGCCCTTAATAATAATAGCGTTCAATCGATTTATATATTTGAAGGGCTCAATCGTCATGGAACCAATTAGTTGGTGAGTCTCATTAAATTTCTTAATGTTCGGGTTGACCATGTTAATCATATGATCATAATCCTTAAGAAATCTTACAACATTACCAAATTTTGGAAACTTGGTTTCAATTGTATTTATAGTTCCACCAATCTCCTGATTCACTTTATCTCTAATTTCTTCAGCTGAACACGCTGTATAATTGTCAGCACATCGTAAACAAGTAATCTTTCCGCATCTAAAGATTGTTTGTGTTAAGAGTGCCGCAACCGTACCACAATCCTCAACTGGAACATCTGTGTGGCAGGCATGATCCAAATTCTTTGGAACGTTGTTGACGAAAGTAGTTGCGAATGAGTTGAAGAATTTGTCACCAGTACTTGAGTAGTGTATTATTCGCAATGTAACTGATTCAGTTAATTTACTCAAACTATTAAGTAATATTCCTTCATGACGGCCTCGTATTATGAACAAACCGTTAATGCACCTTCCAATTTTGCCTTGGACGCTCTGTTGTGGTAGCACAATGCCACTGTAACCTTTATCCGCAACATTTTCGTGAAACACACGTTTCTTGAGAATAGATGAGCTTATAGTGCGAATGCATTCTTGTTGGAATTCATCGCATAAGACATCCTTTCGTGCCCTAACGCCCAGTTCGTGCTTCGTGATAACTTTGAGGTACTTACCTTCTTTGCGTTGTAACACATTACCATTCAATGCTCTTCTCTTCTTCTTCTGCCCAATAACATTAACTGCCAAATTATTCTGACGAATGATGGCGCTAACTTGTTTCATGAGCATACCCATTTGGATTTCGTTGAGAGCGCATTTGGTTCTTGGTTTTGCACACTTTCTTTTGATGGAAGTGGCAACTTTGTGCTTAGGAATCTCCACATCTTGAACCAAATGGACCCCTCCCCAGTTGACAAGAATCTTATTGACGTTGAATTGGTGGGGTGGGAATACGAATGGTTTTTCTACTGTGGCCTTGTTGCGCACCCGATAAACGAGCCTCGTATTTTTCTCTTTCTTTCTAAAACAGAGAGTTCCGTTACGCTGTTGCGTAATGACGCTCTTCTTCTGGTGTTCTAAGCGTTTGTCGGCTTTCATTAAGACTGCTTCATTAAATTTTTCCATCTTCCTATCGTATTCTTCAAGCAGTTGGTTAGTGACCTGAACGCACCTCTGATGAAGTGTTGTGTGAACTTTCTTTGGTTCGTCGCCAAAAGAGCCGAACTTGATGTACGGAATTTGCATGTTCATGCTAACGTTTGAAATTACAACAGCTGCCATTTCAGAATGTTTTGAAAGTAATTGTTCAAATAAGAAAATTATGAGAATAAGAGTGCTGAAAATCTTGAGCTTTGCATGTATTCGTATTTGATTAAGTTGTGTTGAGTTGTTATAATTTT